ACGGTTTGAAATATTCAACAAACCTAAAATAGGAAAAATATTGCAAGGTAGCAGCGTCAAAGTTTCTGCTGGCAATACATTAAATACATTGAGTGCCATCTCAGTTGTTATTAAGAAAGGGCCCACCCCTGCAGGTCCTTTTGGCAATTTTAGCCCTCCAATCTCTGGTAGTATTTTGTACCAAAACATTGAAGGCAACACAGGTTACATTTTTAATCTATCTGATTATTCTCTAGTTAACACTGGCAATATAAAGGGAGGGTTCTATTCAACAGCGGTACCTACTAACGCAAGAGACACAAATTATTATCCGGGATATGGCACGGCGGAGTTTACTAATTTAGCAAAGTATGGAACTTCTAGTATTATACTATCTGCTAGTTCAAGGTACGGTGGACTCGACGTCCCTGCATTGACTCTTTATAAACCGGGCTTGGGTCAGGGGTCACCTCAAATTATTGGTAACATCGATTTCTGCGTTGAAGGGTACTTTTACATGCGTTCTTTCCAAGCATGGGATTGGCTTCAGTCTCACTATTACCTCCCAACTGTAATCACAGCTGCAAACCCTGCACTAATCTGGTGCGGCCAATCATCAGGTGGTGCAACTCAATATGAGAACAACGGATGGTCAGTAAGAGTTAAAAGAAATCTTAGCAGAGTACCTGGTACTTCTAGCGAAATAATTGCAAACTTTGGTGATCTATCACAATATGGTAACAGTAGTGTAACCCAACCCCTGACATCAAGCACCAAATGTTTTATCCTCAGCACATGGCACCATGTGGCCTTTCAAAGATATCAAGGAATGTGCAAAGTTTTTGTTGATGGAGTTCCAGTACTATCTGCTTTTCAGCCGTCCCCGAATATGACTTATTCATATTATTATGCTAAGTTACTTTACGGTGGTATTGCAGGTAACGAAAGTTACGCTGGGGAGATGAGGTCTTTTATATCTTCCCATGTTGCTATGCAGGGGTTGAGAGGAGTTTTTGGATCAATTGTATATGACCCCAACGGCTTTGTCCCGCCAACGCTCCCTCTCACCACAGGGACATATAGTGCATCAACATTTTTCGTAGAAGCAACCATAAACCGCGATATAAGCGCAAATGAAAATAATTATTACAAAGCATTTACAATTCCAACTAATGCTGCCCCCACTGTAAGAGAGGTGGCTTCAGTTCAAACTCTTACTCCAACAGCTTCTACTATTCTAGTTAGTCCCTCAGCCTCCTTCTTCTTACCCAATTCAGGCACAATTTTAATGGGTCAAGAGTATATTAACTATACAAAAATTGCAACTAAATCCACTGGAGAACAACTGTTGAGGCTGGTCAACAGAAATGTAGGAGGACTGCCAGCAGTTCCACAAAACAGCCTTTATGCAGGCAATACATATACCAACATCACATCTATTAATAACAATGTATCACCTGCACTTTCTCACTGGGGTACATCTGTTATAATGGATGGTGAGTTTAACCAAGATAAATCCTACCTGTTCACTGCATCCATGTCTGCTTTTGTTACAGCACAACTCACAACACAGGAGTATCCCTTAATTTCCATTCGACTCGCGCCAAGCGCTGATTACGGTATCGGTGCTAGTACTGGTATTAGAAGTTTAATCAACAGATCAATCATTACATTAAACGATATTCAAGTTGTAACAAGACAAGCAAATAATATTGTAGTAAAGCTAAATTGTGAATCGCCTTTATGGGCCCAGCCTTCCAGGTGGTCACCAGCAGGAAACGGCAGTATCAGTCAATATATGGATCATTCTTTAAATGTTGGTGCGATTTCTGGTGGTGTAGTTGTAGCAGGGTTTTTCAGCGGTGAGCAAGATATAAACAGAAATCAAGTGACTAATACTAACATAGATATTATTAGAACATTGGGCAATTCAATCTTAGGTGGAGATGGAGTTTTTCCTGACGGCCCCGATATTCTTACAGTTTTTGCAAGACCATTCGTTTCTAGCCCTACAAACAGAACTCTTGCCAAGGTAAGCTGGCTAGAAGCTCAAGGTTAATGATATTTACATGTCATTTTGATTATTTTAATAATCATTATAGACAAGAACTTCTGCAGAAATTTGTTTCAACCTATCCAGAATGCAAGGTAGCTAAATATGAAGATAAAAATAATACCATTTTCATAAAGGAAAACCTTTTAAATAATATAATAAGAGAACATATTGATAATATAGATTATGTTTTCTGGATAGACTATGATGTGGAGTTTCAGGATAAAGAATGGTATACTAATACCATAAAAAAGTTTGAGCAAGGGTATGATATTGTCCAGCCCTTTAGTGTCAGTTTTCATGAAAACAAACATGGTATTTTAGAAAGAAAAGAACCTGGGGTTGTATATGCAAAGCAAGCATTACCTTCATCCGGTGGTCACTGTGGTTTTGCCTGGGCAATGACAACGAGAGCTTTTTTACATTTGAATGGTTTATATGAATACAACATCTTTGGCACCAGCGATGGGGTAATGGCCAATTGCTTTATGCAACAACACATACCCAATTATTTGGAGGTTAAGAAGATGGAAAAAAAGCTACCGCATTTTCCTTTTTCCGAAGGACACTATGCAACTATGCATGATTATTACAACAAATGTAAAGACTTGAAAACCGGTTATATAGAGGGCACAGTTGTTCACAAATATCATGGTGAATTATGGAGAAGATGTTACACCAGCAGATACAAATTCTATGAAGAAAATAATTTCGATCCGCAGACTATGTTGTATCGGGAAAATAATATTTTAAAAATTAGACCAGAATACCCAAAGTTAATAGATGATTGTAAAAAGTTTCTTATTTTTAAGGAAAAACTATAATGATAGGCATTGTTCTAAACACTGACTACCACTATGCAACAGGCTTGTCGCTGTACAGCACATTGACAAGAATGGGGTTAGATCCTGCGTTCTATATGCGCAATAATTATGATAAATTTAATTTTAAGGGGTTTTGTGCATCTGTTGGGTTAAAAATATTACCATATGCCGAATTTGATACAGCCTTTGTTGTTACAGCTAGAGAGAAAGATATTGTGCCAAATTTTCATGATAAAAATTTAAAACATAAAAAATTAATTTTTGTAAATCATGAGCCAAGTACTCACAACAATATAACTAAGAAGTTTTTCCCATCCTCCTTGCTCATATCAAACTGGTCATACGAACAAAAATACAGTAATAATTTTTTCTATCAAATAGAGTACCCGTTCAAGATGAACTCTATTAAGGAAAATACTGCAGGTATCATATGCAATTTCAATTACAACAACAGCTATAACCTAGAACTAATACAGCAATTAACTAATACCCTTGCACTACCGGTGAAATTAATCGGCCAAGAAAGTAATAATGTAATGAATGACAAATGCTCTGTCCTAACAAATCCTCTATTTGAAGACTTGTTTCTAAGCATTTCAAAACAAAAATATTTAATATTACCTTATATAAACGATGATTACGTTGATAGCAAGATGAGTGAAACGTTTCATCACAGTCTTGCGTTTGAAATACCTTTAATTTGCTTGTCAAAATATAAAGAAAGTTATCCGATAGATTTTATTCCGATAGACGACCATACAGTTAAAAATATAGAAAATTTCGATATGCCACTATTTGTAGAGCAAGTTAGACAGTTCAAAGAAAAAGCTATCACACATAATAGCAATATTATTGAACAATACTTAAAGTTGAAGTAAATATTGCGTCTTAATATCAGAATAATTAGTAAAAATACTGCTTAGAGATCTATTTTCAGTTTTTATTGTTGAAGGAAAATAACTATCATTATTAATATCTATAAATTTCTCCCTCAACAACTATATCTTTATTTTGCTTTAATATTGACCGCAGCATGGTCGACCCACAACGTCTAATAATGGCTAGCATTATTATATTGGAACCCATAAGTATAGTTTAATGAATTGTTTGGAGATATCCACTGTGGCAGGATGCAGCATCAAATGCTCTTATTGCCCACAAGATACTTTTACTGCTCAATACAAATCGTCCATAAAAAAACTATCACTTGATAATTTTATAACAATAATTAACAAGCTACCAGACAACATCAAAATACACTTCACCGGTTTCTCAGAGCCTTTATTTAATTCAGAGTGCCATAAGATGATAGCCGTTACAAAGAAAAAGAAATTATACACAAAGATTTCCACTACCTTGTACAAAGCAAATGAAGAAAATATAAACTGCTTAACCGGTGGCAGGAGAGTTTTAGATAAAATAATATTGCATCTACCAGCTGATGATAATAATATGAATATCATAATAGATAAGCATTACATCTCCAATGTGTTTAATGTGAGTAAGGCACTCCTACCGGCAGATAATATAGTTATTTTTGGAAAAAAAATACATCCTTCTCTGGAAAACGCCATAGCTTTATCCAGAGCCAACGTTAATTTTCTTAGGTTGGATTATATGAACTGGAACAGCAGAGCAGGTAATTTAAATTATGAAAAAAAAATCGATTTAAAACATTTTGAAAAAATTAAATGTTCAAAAAATAGAACCACCCAGAATATTTTGCTTCCTAATGGAGACATTTATCTGTGTTGCATGGATTGGAAGCTAGAACATAAAATGGGCAATCTGTTAAAAGATAGTTACACCGACATAGTTAAATCGGATGCTTACAAATCTATTCATGATGCTTTAAGCAACAACAAATCAAATACATTGTGCTGGAGGTGTGAATATGCTGTACCACAATAATCATCCAGTAATTAGAAGTATTAAAAACGATAGTTTTGGGATTAATTTTGTAATCAATACAACTTGCAATCAACGCTGCACTTACTGCCACCCAAATTTTTACAAAGGCCCCTGGCCAGGCATAATGCCAGAAACTTATATAAATTTTTTTAAAAATCTTTGTGCAGATAACCCCATTATTCAAGAAAAGCCTCAAAGAAAAATTACTATCACCGGTGGTGAGCCTAGTTTCTATAAAGGTGTAGAAGATGTTATAAAATGCTTAAAATCGTTAAATTTTCTTGTTGCCATGAACACCAACTTGGGAAATAATATAGATTTTTGGGAAAGAGTATCTGATGATATGGATGTGTTGTACCCTAGTTTTCATCCTAGATATGCAAATATAAAGCGGTTCGAACAGATAATAAACATTTTTCTAAGAAAAAACAAGTTTGTTGAACTGCATATTTTAATGGACCCACTGCATTGGGATGCTGCAATTGCTGCGTCTAATCACTTCTTTCATCACGAAAAAATTACAGTTAACCACAAAGGAGTACTGGACATTAATAATCTTAAGAAGCATTTTATTACTGACTATACCCCAGAACAACTTGCTTTTATACAAGCAAACCCCTCAAACAAGAGGTTTGCAGTGGAGACAGATAGGATTGAGGTTGAATGGATGAATGGAAGCAAAACAAAATATGATGCACAGGAGATCCTATCCAATAATTATCATAATTTTAATAGAATATTCTGCAATGCAGGTAAGAATGCTCTTAATATAAAAGAAAGTGGATCTGTTCATGGGGCATGTTGTGGGGAAAGATATTTTGGAAATTTATATGAAACACCAGATTTAAGAATAAAGTTAAGAGAGAGACCTGTGCAGTGTGTCAAGAAAGCATGCCCGCATATTTTTGATATGAAAATTGAAAAATCGTATCAAATCTAATTCATGCTGCTACAATCTTATCTCTAAATTGTAAAAACTGATTTAACCCGTAGTTATTGGTAATTAATTCTCTGTATTCAACAGAATTATACTGAGAATTTAAATGAGCTTGAATGCCTGCTAATGAACCATATGTAAACTCATTAAACATGTTGCCAGGATAATTGCGAATAATGGGCTTTATGCCCTTGGCTGACGCTTCAAGAACACAGTTTGGCAACCCCTCTGATATGGATGTGGTCAAAAGATAATTTTTATCATTCAAAAAATCATTCATTTTTTCTTGACTGTCAACATCTTCATATATGAACACATTCTTCAATCCATAGTTAGTGATAAAATCTAAATACAGCTGTTTCAATGGTCCTTGGGACACAGCACAATGAAATTGATAATCTTTATAGTATTGTGCCACTTCCACAATGTAGTCTGGTGCTTTCCTGTCTTTGAATTCACCCACCCATGCAATGTTGTTACCATGCCCTCTCTGTGCATATGACCAATTATCTTCATTTATATAATTTTTTTCTATGTCTGAATCTACCCCATAGTTTAATTTGAGTTTATTTTGCAGAAAACTATTAAGTGTGTACACTTTAAAAAACTTGTGCTTGCTTTGCATTATTAGATTTGCTGGAACATCATACAGCTCATGTCTTCTGAAGAAAATTATGTTCTTACCAACACCATGGGAGTTGGCCATGTACTGCAGGCTCATGCGGTCTGCAAATAAAAATATTTTGTTGGAATTGGGTGACATGCTCAGCATTTGATCTCTATCAACAGGATTGATAAGCCTTGCATCAAAGTATTTTTTAAAGATTTCTCTGTAGAAGTGATTGTAAGGAGAGATTATATAGTCTATTTTCATGCAAATGATAACCTTCAAATAATTAGCTTAATCTACACATTCTGCTACTAATAAACGTTTAGATTTGATAAATAATACATGGCTATTATATCAGTTACTGACTTAAAAAATGCATTTGCTGAAGGAGATACACCCACAGGCGGTGATTTTACCAATTTAATTGATACCACGTATAACTTTCCAAATTCAGCAGCTACAGTTGTAACTGGTCTTACATTAGTACAGACAACCTCAGGGATCCCTGTGTTATTGAACGGGCAAACCTTGTATATTCCCCTATTCCGGGCTAGTTAAACTAGTCTTTTTTTATATATTTGACCAAAAAAAGAGGCCCGAAGGCCTCTCTTTTTTACCAGGACATACTGGAATTTTTGTACTACCGTTGAGTTCGGCTTAGAAGTACACAGATTGTGTACCAGGCGTGAACGCTTGACCGAGACCGCTCAACAAGATGGTATGATAATACAAGTTAGCGCCAAAGATGTTATCAACAACACCGTAGCGGGTCAAAAGACCAACACGGGGGCTGAAATCATTGGGGCCAATTGTACGTTGTACCATAACCGGGATGTACGGGCAGTAGATGATACCAGTGTCATAAAACTCTGGTCCCTTGTAGCCCAATAGGGCGTACTCTACGCGCGTACCACGCAATCCACCCTCATATTGGGCTTCTGTGCGTGTATCACGGTATACGTTGAAACGACCACCTAGGTTGCCTACCTTGGCTACGCCAACAGGTTGAGTGTTGACATTGCCTTGGACGGGCACCCATTGAAACTCAGGAAGCATCTCGAGAATCGCGCAAACGCGAGGTGTTGCAACTATAAAGTTGGCAGCACCACGACGGTTACGAACTGCGATTCTGTTAGCCTCGATGATCAAACGTTGGTAGAAGTCGCGATTGCGCTCTACTAACCAGCGACCATCCGCGGAAGCGGGAGACCATACAGAATAACCTGTACCGAATCCAGCATTCAGCGAAACTTGGATCATACGAACAATCATTTCGCGATCGATTTCGGCCTGCAACTCATACGACATAGCGTTGGTGAGTTCGGTATCGATATCGATGCCATTCATGTTCTTAAGATCCTGTTCGAGTTCCACAGACCAGCGTGCAGCAAGTCTACGAGTACCAGCTTCGACGGCCGTCTTTTCAAACGAAACTTCGATCTGAGGGATTTTACCTGTCAATTCGAAGTTAGCGAGGACCTGAGCAACGCCCTGATCAACCCCGATTGAGGGGAAGAGGGAGGCTGCTACGCCATCGCCACCGGAGAGTTTAGAGCTCGATGTGCCCGTGTAACGGGTATCGAGGTACTGGTAGCCAAGTTCTTTGTTCGCAGCTTGGGCTTGAGGATTGGACATAGCAGCGCCAGCATTTGTGCCGGAACCGTCTACACCATCATTGCCCAACTGGTTTGCAGAATACTTATAACGTAAAGCAAAGGCAAGACCTACTGGTCCGCCCATGGGCTGTACGCCTACAATTTCATTGGTGATTAGCTCGGGGAACGTTCTACGAATCATCGGGATGAGTATCTTGGGCAAGCGAGAATCGCCTGTGGCATACCAGTCACCCTGGGGTGAGGCATTACCAAAAGCGCCACCTTGACCACCCATTCCACCAGTGGGGCTATAGGCGCCGCCAAAGACGGATCCTGTGCCACCGGCGACGTTCGCCTCACCAATACACCAGGACTCTTGGTTTTCCAAGAGCATGGCTGTATTTAAGCGAGTGTGATCGTCTTCAATGGGCTTGACGTTGTCGGAAGTGTAATCCAAAACTGGTTTCCACTTTTCGAGCAACGCTTTAGCGCGAGACTCATCAATATAGGCCGTTGTCGGTCTGATTGATTTCATAATAGATTTTGTTCTCCTTAATTTCGACCTGTAGAATATGTAAATTCTACAACATTATTCAGGCAATTGCCTCAACCAAAATTAGTATTTGGATAGTTCAGCAAGGTAAGGATTAACTCTGACGCTTTCCTCAACAGTTTGAACACCCTCTTCTATGGGGCGATCTACCTGTGTGGCAGCGGCTTCAGTTACAGCCTCTTCCTTGATGGTTTGAAGCCGTTCTTTTTCTGTCTTGTCAAACAAGCTCAAAGCATAATCAATGTTTTCAGTAATGAACGTGGCATTCTTGTTGTGCATTACTTTATTAACATAATCACGCTTACGTGGTGTGAGACCTACTGTCTTCTTTTCGAGAGTAAGTTCCGCATCACGAGCAGCAAGTTGCGCTTTAGCAGCTGCTAGCTCTTTTGTAACGGCTTCAAGCTTCGTAGAAGCTTCATTAAGTTGATTCTTTCCGTCAACGACGGCTTCGCGAATACTTTCCTTCGCAAGGGCAGCATCAACGCCCAAAATATTTCTTAACTGTCCAAGAATTTCAAGAGCACGCTTGTTCTTAACAGCATTTTGAATTTCTTCAGTAGGGATAGTTTCATCAAGATAAGCTTCTAAATATGTGCTAACATTGTTAATAGTCTCTGTCTTAAAGCTCTTGGCTTCAGCACGGATAATGTTAGTATACTTCTCAACAATAGCTTTAAGCTTATCTGCATGGTTTGCATCAAGAGCATCAACAACTTTTTGTAATTTGAGAGTATGATCAGCATCGACAGCTTCTAAAAGATGCTCTAACTTCTTGCTATAATCTTCATCTTGCTCTGTTAAAGCTTTGGTAACATGAAGCTCAACCTTTTCGTTTACCTTGGCGTTAAACGCCGCTTCGATATCATTAAGAACTTCCTCAGAGAGGAGATCTTGGGTTGCTTCCTTTAGGATAGATTTAATGGTTTTTGTACTCATAAAATTAGAATAGTTTTACACCTTTCACAGAGGCAATACGGCTTTGTAATTTGGACTCCATAATCTTCTTTAAATATTTATGGGCCTGAGCATAATTTTTTTCGTTTAAATTCTTTAAAAGTTGTGCAATGTCGGCGCGCTCTTTCATAACTGTATTATATTTATTCCCAGCAGGCATATAATTTGCTGGATTTTGGACAACTTTTTTACAGCCACACTCTTCATTTTCACCACATTTACATTCATTTGATTCATCAGATTGTGTGGACATTTTTTCTGCAGCTGTTTTTGCTAGGGTGGTAGCAATTAATCTACCAGCAAGACCTACACCCAATTCCTCAGCAGCTGCACCTGCAAGAGCCCCTGCAACCATTGGTGCAATTTCTTCAATTGGTTGACTCATAAAACTTTACTAATTTTTGAAAAGAACTCCACAATCTGTTCTTTAAGATATCCTTCCACATCTTTTCTTGGTAGGTTACGAAGCTTATCGCTAAAAGAATCATAATATTCTTCAAAACGGCCATCACTTGTCGCAACAAATTGTTTTGATTCAAGAATACCATTTACAAACGCTTTTGGAAAGCTTGGATCTGCAACACAATCAACAGCCACGAGACGAAAATCTTTTACTTTGTTAACACCATTGCCCATTTCTTGCAATGAACCTAAGGCACGAGAACTCATACCAACACGGACACCGTCGTTAACTAAGCTACGAACAATTTGTCCCATGGGGGTTGTTAGTACTTTGGACTTACCGTAATATACATTACCAGAACGATTCATTTCTGTTACTAAGTGACAAGCACGCTCGAGATTGACTTCAGCAGCTGTTGGGTGGTTCAATTCACCCATGCTTCTGTTTGTCTTAACCATCTCATGAATATAACGATTAACTTCTCGATCCATTTCTCCAGAATCATAAACTCTCTTATTCTTATTAACCTCTTCACACTGCATATAAGGTCCCTTGATATACATGGTGCTTGACTGACTACCGTTCTTCTCTTCAACCACGTATTCGTACTGATCTTCAGGAGCAGGTGTCTCAACTAATAGTCTTAAAGCCATATGTTATTTATTAGTAGTTTAGTCTATTTTCTCAACTCTTTTTCTGTTAAAATAGTAAATTCGTACCCTCTTTCTTTGCACCATTTCTTTGCAGCTTGCCATTTAGCTTGATTTTGAATGTATGTTAACTGTTCATATAAAAGAGTTTTTTTATGCTTACCGGGTGTCTCTTCTGGCTTTACTGTTTGTTTGTGTGGTTTAACCTCAACAAGAAATTTCTTTATTCCATCTGCTGTTTTTAATTTTATTATTGCGTCGACAATATAACGATGTATTTTATGATCAATAGGGCTTTCATAGGGAATAACAATGCTCTCACTCCCCCACTCAATCACATTAGGGTTATTATCACACCAGCGAAACAATTTTAATTCCCAGCTGCTAAGGTAACGTGGCAAATCATGCCCTTTGTATTTTTGTGCATGTGTAGGCTTGAAAATGCCCTGTATGTACTTGTTATTTTTGGGTGTGAACTTCATCCAACGAAGAATTCAGGTGGGGGTGCATCACCAAACCCTGCTGCACGTTCATATAATTTCTTTTCCAAATCAGCTTTTTCCTCACGACCATTGTTCAGCATATCATTATAATTAATAGACCCGCCGCCGAACAGCTGGGTGTTTTGATATTTACCACGAACAGATCCAATTGCTATTTTTGTTAGAGCGAGAGCGTATTGATAGACCCAAGGCTCTTTAATAATATCGACTAGAGGGCGCTCAACATACGCTGTCACAATACCATAAAAATGTGAACTACTACTACGGGGCGGCGGGAACAATTGCATGTATTGTGTGCGACTGTCAAAGTGAAAATCACGTCTCAGGGCCAAAACTTTTTCGCGAGTGTCCAGCCAATTCTTCAAAACATTCCAACTGACCAAGTCAAATCCATAATTGCCCAGAGCATAGCTGAAATAACTCTGTTGTGCCAATGATTGTTCAATGGTAAACAAAGTGTTTATGCCATTGCTACTGCCTTCTTCAAATTCTGTGACATCAATGACACGGCGGTAATCATCTAGCAAATAATCGTAACTGTTTAATAATTCTAATTCATTTGGTCTGCTTTGATCAACAACTTGATATAGGTATGGGTCTGCTGGGTCACCAATAACCATCCTACCAATTGAGTACATTGATTTAATTTCTGGGGAAACATCTTTAAATTTGGCTCTAAAGTTAAAATCTTTGGTCAAACTAAACAAAACATCCAACCGCAATCCTTTAAACTCTTCGTAAAGCTTACTATCAAAAACTAGATATTCTTGTGTGTACCCTGCAAACTTCGTAAACATTTCACACGCCATACCAATAAACTCATTCAACTGATCTGCATGAATTTCTATGTTTATGAGTGGTGCACCTAGTGCACGACAAATACGTTGCCCAAGCCGTTCATAGCTTTGGATCTTTGATTGTAGGTTAGTACTATAGAAAGAACTCACCGGTTCCACATCACTGCAAATCATCATATAATAGTTATTCCATCTCCACCAGAATAAGGCACACTTCCACCAAGAGTTAACCCATATATGGGCGTTATTGTGTCTGTTGTGTTTGCACCAGCTGGCATTGGATCTAAACTTATGCCAGGCCCATTATAATATGTGTAATCTGCATTCAAATTATAATAGTACTTGGTGGGCTTGCCATGCAGCTTGCTGCCATTGCTTGTGAATCTAATCACAGTCACACTGAGAGAAGAAGGAGCAATAACAGATGTGGTGCCACTAGATAGTTCATATACTTTTGTGGAAAATACATAATCTGAATCAAATACAAGGGTGCGGCCACCTGGGTCATCTTGCTGTACTACTAATGTATAATCACCCCCTTTCTTTTTTGTACCAACAGGCACAATATTTTGCACAAAAGCATTTGCCGACAAATTGACAAAGGCAACTTGATTGGCAGAAAGATTCCAATTGAACAATTCGATTTGATTTACATTGGTATACTCTTGAGCGGAGAGTGTTAAGAATTTTAATACAGCATTTGACAATCGTTTGGGGTAATAACCAAATCGTCTGATATAGCCAGTAAACCCATCCATGCCCCCTGCAGCTGACGCTCCAATAAACCCACTGCTCAAATTGCCTGGCACCAAGGATACAATACTAGTCCCTACAATATTGCCTGAATCAGCCAGAGTAACATTGTTCACAGCGTAGCTTAATGCAAGTGCACGTGGGTAATCAATTCTATTGTTAGGCGAAGTTAGATTATAACCAAGCGCTACTGAATCATTAACTGTGCCCCTGACATTTGCAGTGTAATTGTTTTTATATCTTAAGGCAGTTGAATTGCTTGAACTATCATTAGTGAATCTGTACAATGAGAAGCCGCTTGCCGATGCTGCTGTGGTGCTAGGAATCAATCTTGTTTCAAATAAAAATGTTCCCTCGGTATTATTGAGAATGGCACCAGACACAAAGCCGTATTCTGTATCCCTTGTGTAGTATGAGGAGCTAATGGTGGGTATGTAGGATGATGGCACAACATTGGGAACATCTATATTTTGTTCCAATTGTGCACCCCACACATAAACAGTTCCATTGGAATTATTAAAATTGTATGCAGGGGCTATGCGAATGGATGTATTAGTGGCAGAGTAGTAGGGCAACACAATTCGATACCATTGTGCCTGTGGAAACGCATATGAAAACGATGACAATATGCTTGTGTAACTGGACAGGGTATCCAGAGTTGTACTGTCCACAATTTTTATTCCATAGTCTGCTGCAGATAATGTGCCAAGCTTCACATACAATGAAAGAATATAATCTGCACTTGGGTTGATGGGTATTGTG